TCGCCAACATGGTACCAGAATGCTGGTATCACGTTTCGTGTACGATCTGACGGAGAAGGGTCGATACACACCAGGTGGTGTGAGATCGACCTCTACGCCGCATCTGCGAGGCTTATCATTCCCAAAGGAAGGGGACGGTCGATTCACGCTTTCTGCGAAATAACGCAGTAGCATGGACCAGCCATCTATTTCCTTCCGTATCTTGGGTGTCTTGATATCCCAGCATCGCCACTCCTTCTTTTGGAGGGAATGGTTGATTCTGGTTTTTCGAAGACGGTAGGCCTCCGGTACTTCAATAAGACTTGGGCTGCAAAGGTGCAGACCAATGTCAGGAATTTGATCATATAATTGACCGAGTTCCTCTACGATTAATTCGTAGACGTTGTTATACTTACTAATGTATTCATCAGGACCAGTCTGTGTAAACCCAAGTGAGTTTGCATAACTGATCCAGGATACATAGGTATCAGGGCGACGGAGTGATGACCAGACTGTACGAATACGTACAGGAGTGACGTTCTCGCCTTTATAGGCGTCGACGCCGCAGGATTCCCTAAAGGATCCTCTGTAACAGCTTTTGTCACGGTTTATTTTCAAACCAAATGACTCTAGCTGAACCATTGCATTCTCGGCGTGAGCCGTGGGTACAATGACATCATCTCCATACACGAGAATACCCTTTCGGGTATTTGCATCTGGCGCTCCAGCAGTGAGTATAGCCCACACAGTCATTGCCAACACGGGAAAGCATAAAGCTGACCCCATTGGCGCAAACTTGTTAAGCTTCAAATACTCACCACTCGGGAGCACCGTTCCGAGTGACCTACAGTTCAGAAGCGCTGAAAGCAGCGGTTCCGGAAACAGTAGGCGAACCAGACCAACTGAAACGCGATCAGAGGCCTCATTGAGGTCTAGGGTCGCGTGCTCGCCAGTCAAAGAGCCGATTAAAGCTCCTTGTTGGTTAGGGCGTTGGTCTGTGAAGTGAACGTTTCTCCTCGTGAGAGGATGACGTTCTACGTGCCGGACAATCGCGGAACCTAAACCTTGTTGGATCCACTGGAAAGCCAGTGGTTCGCAAGATATAAGCCGCGGTCCCCTGGAATCCTTAGGCACAAGTATTACCTTGGCTGGGGATTCCACGAACTTCAGTGAGTTAATCTCCTGAAGTTTATCACAGACATGACCTAAAGATGCATAGAAATATGCATCCAAGGGATACGTCTGAATAATTCTTGGACTAATCTCAGACCATCGGTACTTACCCCAATCGCGTTCTCTTGTCGAGACCGCGCCAGGGCCGTGCCGAGGGTAGATGTCCAAGTGATCGAAAGACGCGAACACTCTTTTGAGAAGAGCTCGCGCCCGGGTAGCTAGTTTGACTTGCTCGGAGTTCGACAACCGAGTAGTAACAGGGACTAGCGTACGTCCGTTCCACCACTCACTTAACCAAGGTTGGAAAGTGAGCTGTGCGGGTCTACAATGCCGGTTTCGCAACCGACGTTGTCGTCCGCCCAGAAGGCTCGGGTAAACACGGTGGCTGGCGTGAACGATCTCTCGTTCGTTGTCAGACACCGGTCCCCGAACCATCTCGCCGGTTTGGCGAGAGGAGTACCTAACCGTACCAAGGTTTCCCTTGGCATAGTCAGGCACTGGTCCAGAGGAACAATGGACAATAAGAGCATCATACCACGTAAACGTGGTTTGGTACTCTTCGTTCGGAACTGATGCGGGGTAATGAGTACTATACTCACACACCGTAGCGCAGTTCCGTTGGCATACCAGACATACTCCGTCTCTACATGGCTCAACGCCGCGTGGAGAACAGTGCTGGATGGGCCGTGTATGAAGTGGATGTCCGAGAATCCTTTGTCTAAGGTATTCAAGGTCCCACGAATACACGCGTAGATCCTTCTCTGTTTCGATAAACTTACGAAGGACTTCATGTTCTTGTGTCGGATCATAGGGCAATTCGTACTTGTAAAACAAGTACAATAATTGTCTCATGGTTTTGATGCATTTCACACACGGGTCTGGAAGAACCCGACCGTCATGTGAGAAGATACACCGGAACAACTCACCCATAAACATGGGTAGTTGACTATCAGGGCTTAGCTTTTTAAAGCCAAGCTTGGTAGCGTCCAGTGACGCTTCTCCTGCCAAGGCCTTATCAAGGGCCTTTGCAAGACGTGGTAAGGTTTTCGTGAGAAAACCTATTCCTTCCTGGGCGTAACGCTTTTCGACCTTTTGGGTCGTCAAACGTAACGC